GTCACTTGTCAGTGGAAAGGCACCACCGGCAACGATATCCAGCTCGGCGATACGCTGCTCGGCCTCGCCGGCGGCCAGGCGCTGCCGGCCGGCCTCACCATCGCCTACACGGCGATGGCCGGGGGCACCGGCGTTCCCACCTGGACCAACGCGATCGCCGCGATCGCGCCGCAGACCTACAAGCACGTGTGTATGCCCTACACCGACACGGGCAGCCTCTCGACCTGGGCGACCGAGTTCGGCTTCGGCACCACCGGCCGCTGGGCCTACCAGCGCCAGCAGCGCGGCTGGATCTTCAACGCCTACCGCAACGACTTCACCGACGCGGTCGCCTTCGGCATCACGCAAAATTCGCCGGTGATCACCACCAAGGTGTGGGAGCCGGCCGTCCCGACCACCATGTGGGAAGCGGCGGCCGCCTACTGCGGCCAAGCCTCGGCCGCGCTCTCGCTCGATCCGGCGCGGCCGCTGCAGACGCTCGAGATGCTCGGCGTGATGCCGGCGCCGGTCGGCAGCCGCTTCATCCAGTCGCAGCAGAACACGCTCGCGCAATCGGGGTTTGCCGTGCAGGGCGTCGCGCCCGACGGCAACCCAATGATCCTGCTCGAGGCGATGGAATATCAGAAGAATAGCTTCGGCCAGGCCGACAATGCGTTCTTCCTGCTCACCACGCTCTCGACGCTCGATGCGCTGCTCACTCGGTTCTCCGCGGCAATCACCAGCAAATTCCCGCGCCACAAGCTCGCGCCCGACGGCACGCGCTTTGCGCCCGGCCAGCCGATCCTCACGCCGACCGCGGCGAGGGCCGAGCTGGTCGCCGAGGCACGCCGGGCCGAATACGACGGCCTGATGACGAACGTCGACGAGTTCAAGAAGAACCTGGTCGTGCAGATCGACCCGCAAAATCAGAATCGGCTGCTGATGCTTTATCCGCCCAATCTGATCGGTCAGTTGCGGCAGGTCGCGGTGCTGGCGCAGTTCCGCCTGCAGGCGGGCGTCGCGCCGGATCAATTCGCGTAACGCACCACTCAACCAAATCGCGCCGACCTGGCCGCGCTCCTCGCGCGCCGCGGATGACGCGTACAAGCGGAGTCCTTGCCCATGGCCGATCGCGGCATTGGCGGCACCCTCTATCTCATGGTGGACGGGCAACAGTTCGAGACCCACGGCAATTTCGAGGTCACGCCTTCGCGCGTCAAACGGGCGGGTGTGGCCGGGGCAACGCGCGTCGCCGGCTTCACCGAATCGCCGGTGGTGCCGTCGATCAAGGGCGATCTGGCCACGACGCGTGACCTCTCGCTCGAGTTCCTGGAATCGATCACCAACGCGACGGTCACGATCGCGCTGCGCAACGGCAAAACCTACGTCCTCACCGGCGCGTGGAGCTGCCCGCCGTTCACCAACACGCCCGCCGACGGCAAGGTGAACGTCGAGTTCCAGGGAGTCGAGTGTGACGAAATCTAAGCCCGCCGATACCGTCGAGGAAAAGCTACCCGACGGCGCGGTGCGCGTGCGGCTCACGCGGCCGATCCCGTTCCACGACGAGCAGCGCCATGCGCTCGTGTTTCGCGAACCAACCGGCGAGGACATCGAGCATGCCGGCTGCCCGGTCGAGATCATCCCGGGCCCGACCTTGGAGGCCGATCCGAGCGTGAAGTTCGACGAGAAGAAGATGAACGCGATGTTTGCACGGCTCTCCGATACCCCGCTGCCGTTCATCCGCCGCATGCGCGGCGCCGATTGGACCAATTGCGCCTGGGCGATCGCGCCTTTTTTTGTGCCGGGAGCGAAGTAAGCCTGCACGCTTACGAGCTGGCAAAATTTTTCGGCGTTGACCCGGACGTCTTCTTGAAGAAGCCGCTCTCGCGCATGCTGCGCGACGTGGCGCGGACCTCTGACCTGGTGGACAGAATCGAGGCCGCGAGCAAGCGAAGGTAACGCTATGTCGCAGGACGAAGTTCTGCGCATGGTGGCGCGCCTCAAAGACGAGGCGACAAGCCCGGCGCGCAAGATATTCGACACCATCAGGGGGCTCGGTCGCGAGGGCACTAAGCACGCCCGCGAAATGTCGCATGGCTTCAAGGGAGTCCATGAGCAACTCGGCAGGGTCGCCGAGGTGGCGAAGACCGCGGTCGGCCCCGCCATCGAGGTGATCGGCGTCACGTCGCTCTCGGCGGTGGGCGTGGTTGCCGCGCTGGTGAAGGGGCTCAAGGATTTTGCCGCGCAGGGCGAGGACGTCGCCGCGTTCGGGCGCAAGGTCCAGCTCTCGATCGAGACCGTGCGCGGCTTCGAGGGCGTGGCGGAGAAATTCCACGTCGACCCGGCCGAGCTGCGCGCCGGCGAGCAGAATTTCGTCCAGAACGCCTATCTGATCCGGCGCCACCGCGGCGAGCTTTACGCCAAGCTGCTGATGCAGCGGCGCGAATATGCATCCGCGCTTGCCAACACGCCGGACACGGTCGAGGGCAACGAAAAGGCACTCGATCTTTTCCTCGAGCTGCTCGACAAGCTCAAGAAGGAGGGTAAGCCCGACCAGGTGCTCCGGATGTTCTCGAAGGAGGCGACCGGGACCGATGCCTGGGTCGATATACTCCACAAGGGCAAGACGGCGCTCGACGAGCTGCGCGCGTCCTATCTGAAGCTCGCGGGCCCGCTGCACGCCGAGGCCGGCGAGCATTGGGCGGAAAACTGGTCGGACTTCAAATCGTCGATCGAGGGCATCCGCAACGCCATCGGCGCCGACCTGCTCCCAAACCTGACCGAGCTGACCAAGCAGGCGACGGAATTCGTTCGCGTCAACCAGAAGAGCATCAGCCGCGAGGTCGTCGCGGTCGTGCGCGAGGTGGGCTCGGGCCTGCGCGCGCTTGCCGGCGCGTGGCCCGAGGTCAAGGAAGGTATCAAAGGCATCGACTCCGGCGTGCAGACGATCGGCGGCTGGAAAGTCGTGCTCGGCGCGCTCGCCGCGTATAAATTCGCCCAGGTTGCGACCGGAATCTTCTCGATCGTGCGCGCGCTCGGCGCGTTCGCGGCGATCGGCTCGCCGCCGGCGTGGATCCTCGCCATCCTCGGGCTCTCCGCGCTGAGCATCAAGCACGCGGGCAGCAAGCGTGAGGGACCCTATTACCTGCGCATGGCGCAGCTGCGCGATCAGATATCGCGGCTCGAGGAGAACGCCGAACGCAAGCGGCTCGCCGGCGACGAGACGGGCGCCGCGGCAACGCTTGCAAAACGCGATGCGCTCGCCGCCGAAATGGCGCGCACCAGGGCCGAATTGAACAATCTGCCGGTCGAGCGGTCGCCAATCTCGCTGCGCCGCCCGCCCGGCCGCACGCCGAAGGGCGCCGCCGAGGTCCTCGCGGCGCTGCGCGCGCGCGGCCTCGACGAGGCGCATGCGGCGATCCTCGCCGGCAACATCCAGCAGGAATCGGGCTTCGATCCGACCCGGCCGAACCTCGCCGAGGGCGGCATCGGCCTGATCCAATGGCGGCTCGAGCGGCGCACGGCGCTGCAACGGCTCGCCGCCGCGCGCGGCAAGGTCGAGACCGACGCCGGCGTGCAGCTCGAGCATCTGATGAACGAACTGCACAACACGCCCGCCGGCAACGCGTTCCTCTCGGCGCGCGATCCCTACGAGATGAACTCGTGGCTGCATCGGTTCATTGGCTACGGCGACAAAAGCGAGGGCCTGCGGCTCGCCTACGGCACGCGGCTGCTCAATGCGAAGCCGCGCGAACCCGGCTCGCTGCTGGCGCGCCCGGGCGCCGGCGCCATCGCGCCGCCGTCCACGATCGAAGGCAGTGCGACGCTCAAGGTCGACGTGACCGCGCCGCGCGGCACCAGGGTCGAGGCGAGCGGGGAGGGACTGTTCAAGAAAACGGAAGTGCGTCGCGGGTTCAGCATGGCCGAGGCGCCTTAATTAGTTGCCGCCAGCGCTCGCGCGGGCCCGGTTAACACGCGCGAGCGCGGGCGGCCGCGAGCGGCAAGATCGGACTGTCACCCATGCCTTTGCCCTTTGCGCCCTGGCGCGCGTCGCT